AAATTGAAGCTTTTGAGTCTCTGCAAAGTGGTTATGATAAATTATTGTCCCTTCTGGTAATTTCTTATCAAATTGCTGATAGAGATATGCACAAACATCATCAACATATTCCTCTGACCATGTTGATTTATCCATTTGATCTGGAACAATAATTACCTTTTTCACTTATAAAACCTCGTTTCCTTAAAGCGAATAGAAATGGTTTCAATTGGTACAAACTGAGCCCCAAGGGGTGTGAGATGCAAAACCCTGCCCAAATAAAAAAGCCCAACATGTGTTGAGCTTTTTGAACCATTTGTAAAAAGTACAATGCAGGGAGAAATAGGGTTATCTAATCCATCAAACTCCCCCCTTCCATTTAAAAATTCATCCAATCGTTGCTGTAAATTAAATCCTGTAACTTGTTGCCATGCTTCACATAGAAACTCAAAACAGGTGTAATTCGGCTTCCAAGTTCTATCTAAAAGATTATTAATTGACATTAAGAACCTCTTAACAATGGGTAATCCTCAAATGTGTAAAGTTTGCCAGTAGCGACATCATTTAAGCCCGGTGCTCGAGCTTCAAAAGTCACTTTTCCAGAACTGTCTTTATTTATTTTTGGTACTTCTAAAGTTTGAAAAGTAATGGCAGGTTCATCAAGCTGATCATCTCTAAAACCAAAATATCGAAATGTAGGACGTATACGAGAAAATTCAGTTTTGGGAATATTGAAAACTGCTTTTGAAAAATCATCATCAATATCAGCAAATGAAATACTCATACCTTGTTCTAAATCATTACTAATATTGTTTTTGTCAATTTGAAGAGGAGTGTACTGGTAAGTATTACCACCTAAAATCATGGGATCAGTGTTGTTACACATATAGCGATAAGGTGCTGAGAATGACGGATGATTTATTTCAATACATTCAATCAGCTCAACACCAGCGCTATTTAAAAAAAATGCAGGATCAATGTAATCAGTCATTAATTACATCTCCCAATGCATCAGGTAATTTTTTATTAACCAACTTATCTAAAGGATCAAATAAATCAGAAAGTGAATGTCCTTGATTTCCAGCCTCAACAATTAAATCATCTTGACCATCATTTGTTTCTAGGGGACACACTCTTAATTGAGCCGTAATAGTAAAAAATTTACCTTGTTTACCATTAATAGTTGGGGAACTAGAAAAATGACATTTATAGTCTTCAACTAAAGGAGCATCTACACACAATTTTGCAAGAAATGGTTTATTTGGATTTCTTTTCCAACGGCGATAAAACGCCATTAAGTATTCGAAACCTTTAGGCCCAAGAATCCATTGAACATTTACTGTGTGATAAGTACCTTTTATTGAACGGCGAAACCGTGGCGCGCCACCAGGTAAATCTACCATGGTGACATCATCGCCCAATTGAGCGGAGTAACCTGATTGCGTTGAACAATACATCATTCTGTCTAAAACAGTCATTATCGTCTTCGCCCCGCTGTTGTATAAGTTGCTATACCTTTACTAATTCGACTATTCGGATTACTTAATGCATTCAACAAATGAGCCTCAACGACTTCAATAGTTACTGAGCCATCTTCATTTGTATTTGCATTTACACGAGCTTGAGAATTATTAAAGATATTGATTTGAGGTTGTTGAGATGAAGTATTTTCTAATCCCTTGCTATAAGAAGCTTTAGGTTTATAACCGATATCAATGCCGCCAAGGATATCGCCAGTGACAACACCACCGTCAGCAAAACCATTCGGTGAGCCTTTACGCATTGATTCAACAATACTTACCCCACCCCATCTCTTGATATCATCTTGAGACCAAACCACCTCTCCTTTGTGCACCACCCCACCAACTTGATACTTACTACCATGTCCAGTAAAACCGCCGTCAGCGAAGCCTGAAGGTTCTTGTTGAGAGATAGCAATTACTTGTGCAATACCAGACGCACCTGCAACTACAGAAGCTGCAATTTTTGCGTAAAAAGGTAAAGATGGATCAGCCCAAGCTTGAGATATAGCCAAATAAGTGTTGATAGTTGCAGAAGCGATTGCCATGGCTTTTTGCATAGCAAACATTGCTTTATATGACTTAGATTGTTCACCTTGACGCTTACCAATAATGTCAGTGAGTTGGCCCCAAGCTGATGCAGCATTACTAGTTAAATTGGCATATAAACCTAATTGATTAGATTTTTGCTCTTCAACTAATGATTTTGCATTATCGTTGTAATCAACATCCAAAGATTTCATCTTTGCAATGTGCGCGGCTTTAGCATCTTCAAGCAATTTAAAACGCTGGGTTTCCTGATCTGGTGCTGCAAAATCAGTATTTATTTTATTTACTGTATTTGTGTAGTCATCAAATTCTTGTGTTTTAGCTGAACGTGAAGAAAGGTTTAGATTTGCAACATTATATTCAAAACTACCTTTACCATAACGCTGAGCAATTGAAGAAAGTGCTATAGCACCCTCAGCATTCGCCATTTTATTAAGCAAATCAGTTTCATAACTATCATATTTCTGTTTTTGAGCTTTTCTGAACTCTTCAACATCTTTTTTATAAGCAATTTCTTGCTTACGTAGATAGATATTTATTGCCTCATCATTGCCAGCAAATGCAATTTTAATATCCTTAATAGCCTGTTCATTATCAGACTCTAACCGTTCTAGCTCAGTAAAATATTTACTACGCACAGACAGTTGTTGCTTTGCAGCTTCTTCACGGATTTTAGTTGCATCGTCATTAAACTTCTTAACTATTTCCAGTTCCGCTGAGGCATCTTTAAGTGCTTCAGCGCTTCCTTTATAGCCAAGTACAGAAACATGAATGTGGCCACCTGTGGCGCGTTTTGACGGGTTGCGATATTCATCAAGAACTCTAACAACGAATCCATAACGTTTAGCTAAGCTTTCAAGTTGGCTAACCGCTTGAGCTGATTTAGTTGCATCTTCAAGCGTAAAGTCGAAAGCATTACCAGTAGCATGTTTACTTGTTGTGCCTTTGTGATAACTGTCATTAAATGCGGTGAATCGGCTTAAACCATCATTAAGAGAAGTTTGAACCATCTGAGCAAAGTTAGCTGTATAAGCCCGAACTTTACCTCCTGCCATAGCTTCTGCACTTTTTATGCGTAGCCCTGACAAAGCACTTGCACCAACCATTTTGTTAAGTTCGGCCTGCTCTTTAGCTAGTTTTTTTGCTGCTTCTGCTGCTTTTTCTTTAGCTTTGGTATTCTCATCAGCTTCTTTTGTATTAACTTTTAGGCTACTGGTGTTTTTCTGCTGCGCTTCAGTAGTGTCATAATACAGTTGGCCTAAATTATCTAATTTAGTACCTGAGCTATCAATAATATTTTCAAACGTTGCAAGTGTTTGTTTACTATTATCAACAATGCTAGTTACTGTTTTAGAGCCAAGTGTCCATGTATTTTGTAGGCCACCCCATAATGCTTTCGCCTTATTCACAGCACCATCAGCATTCCAAACATTAACCGCTGTTGATCCAATGTTTTTAGCTTGTTCAATAAATCCTTGAATAAGCGTGATAATACTTGTAATACCAGCTGCCAAGGCAACAATACCAAGAGCTGCTCCTTTAGCAATTACACCAACTGCTTGAATGACTCCTGAGAACTGTTTACCGTTATTTGATCCCTGCAAGAATGAACTTAAAACTGAATTCAATACTGGCATCATTTGAATTGATAATTGGTTCTTTAGTCCATCAAATCTAGTTTGTACTGATTGAGTTTGTGCAGCTAATAACCGTGACTGTTCTATAGCTTCCTTACTTTTAATTACACCAGCTTCTTGTAGAGCTGTGCCATAACGATTTAAAAGGTCACCACCATTTGCAAATAAAGGCATTAAGTTGCCTAGGTCAGAAGCCAAACTTTCAAATACAAAGCGCTGTTCTTGTGATGATGCACCCAAAGAATCTAACTTATCTTTCAGTAGCTGAATGGCTTCCATACCATCTTTGCCCTGCAAAGTTTTAGAAAACTCTTTAATTTGGGCATCTGTCATTTTTGTGTTGTTGCGTAATGCATCAAAGAAATCTGCTGCACCACCGCCCTGCGTAGCTGAGAACTCGCCTAACTTTTCTTGTACATCTGCAAAAATGGATCCTAACTGATCTTGTGATACACCCAATTGCTGTGAAGCAACAGTTAAAACTTGAAAATTTGTCGTACTGATTTTTGCCCGATTCGCAAGCATTACCATTTCAGCATCTGCTTTAGCAGTTTGAATAGCCATAGCAGAAAGCCCAGCAATAGCTACAACTGTTCCACCTACAGCCATACCAGCTACAGCTGCTGTTGCGGTTAAAACACCCCCACGTAAAACACCCAGCTTTCCTGTAATGCCATCAATAACAGAGCCAACTTGAGAACCATTTAGTGATTCTTTTAATT